CCGCTCGCAGCCCCGCCCACGCACGGGGGCTGGTCGTCGGGTAACACACCGTAGTCGGGTTGGTATAGACTCCACATGAGCAACAGCGACAGCCCCAAGCAAAACTTCGGATGGTGGGACGCCGTAACCTACGGCACGACGTGGAATTGGCAGGATACGATGCGCAAGCGTCACGGTCTCCAGCCTCGGGATAACTACGACGACAACCCCGACGACGACCAAGAAGGGTGGTGGGGGTAACCCCACCCGCTTCGGCGGCCTGAAGCCCCGGTGGCAGATCAGGCTGATCGGCGGGTAACGCACCATAATCGGCGGGGTATAGTCACCGCATGAACAGCGACAACACTCAGCCCGTAGTCCGTCAGTGCGAACAGCAATGCGGGGAAGAGGCCACTACCTACGCCATTGACCCGCTTCCTGGCGGGTGGGGCGGGTACTACTGCCAGCCATGCGCCGAGGCCATGCGTTTCCAGATCGTAGACCGCTACGAAAACGGGGTCATGATTCAACGGGGGCGGGTATAACCCTACCCCTGCAAGTCATTCGTCGGGGCTTTGGGGAGGTGCGGACACGGTCGAAGCCCCGTTCAAGGCGCGCGCGGCCCGTGATCGGCCCCTGATCGGCGGGTGATCGGCGTGGTAACGCACCGTATTCGGATCGGTATAGTCGCTTCACAGCGACGCCGCACAAGCGGCAGAAGGGGGCGATCATGCCCGAGAAGGTTGTAGCCGTGGCGATTGACATGGGGTCCGAGCCGTGGGATACCGTGACGTTCACCTACCGAGTGTCTGCCGAATCCAAGCGGCTCGGGCGTGATCGTGACTACTTCTACCGCACGATCCGCGACCGCATCGGCAGGGAACGCTACTGGCTGCAGTCGGTCCTCATTGACCCGACCGAGAGCGACCTCATGCTCGCCATAGATCGGGCGTGGGATCCGTGGTTCTGTCCGAGCGGCCAGTAGCGGCCACGGCCCCCACGGGGGCGGGGGTAACCCTGCCCCCTCTCGGCGTGTGGAACGGGGCTTCGGCGGGCGGGGGCGGCGGCGGAAGCCCCGCGAACGCTCGGGCTACCCTCGCACGGGTGCAGCCCCTGATCGACCCGTGCCCCTGATCGACCTGCGGGCTGATCGAATCGTGCAGGGGCCCGTGGCCCTGCGTGGCGGCCTGATCGACCCGTTACGGGCGGCCCTGATCGACGGGTAACCCACGGTAATCGGGCGGGTATGGTGAACCCATGTTCACCTTCACTGAATCCGAGCCCCTGACCCACGACGACTGTCTCGAGAACGGGAACGGCCCGTGTGCGGGGGCAGTCGAGTTTCACCCCCGCTACGACACCCGCTACGTCGACGACAACCGCTATTTCCCCCGCTGCGAGGCCCACTACGCCGCCTACGCCGAGCGGTGCGAGGCCCGTATCCAGCGGGAGATCGAGGCCGAGGCCCGCCAGTACTGCAAGCACGGCACGTTCATTGGAGACCCCTACGGGCCCGACTACATTTGCGGGCAGTGCGAGTTCGAATAGCCCGCACGGGCGGGGGCACGGCCCCCGAGGTGGATCCCCGCCCTTCGGGGCGGGTTTTCTCCGCCAAGGCCCCGCTGGCGCACGGGGCGCGCCGGGGCTCCCGACTTTGCGCCCAGTAACGCACTTTAGTCGGGCCGGTATCAGCGCCGCATGGCAGCGCGACTTCATCCACAACACGCCGAGATCGTGGCAGCGATCAAGGCGCTTCCCGCCTATCACAACCCGAAGACGTTCTTCGAGTCCGAGCTTCGCGAGTGCTACTCGGATGCGGAGCTTGTCGAAGAGTTCGGGTTCTCGAGCAAGGGCAATCCGGTCGGCCCGAAGGCTGCGGTTCGCAACGTCCGAGCCCGTTGCCGACTCCGCAACGACGTTTTCGGCTGGATCGTCGAGGAAGGGGAGCGGGAGCGGGGAGCCTGACGGTTTCTCCGCCGTGGGAGCCCCGTTGGCGCGCGCGGGCTACCGGGGCTGCGAAGCTGGCAATGTCTTCATCGGGTGCAGTTGGTGCTTCCCTAAACGCCAAGACTGACGCCACCCATTTGGGTTGAATACGTTTTCATCACGCTTTGCCTCATGCCCGTACGCCCACCCAATGAAAAAGAACACGTTTCCGATTAACTGGGCAAAAATGTAGACACGATCAGACGGGTCATTGTCTCTAATGATGAGACCGCCTCGAGGGTGACTGGTTGCCCGTATCTCGTTCATGCCGTCATCGGGGACTTGGTGAAACTCGTTTATCGGGTTATGCCATAGGCGCTCGTTTAAGCGTGCCCACGCCAGTTCGGCACCGGCTCCTACCCTTTCCTGCTCGAGACGCTCATCCATCGAGCGTTCGTATGTGGAGGCATGGTTTAGCCCCTGCTGACTCGATTCTTCTATACGCAGCCTGACAGCCCGCTCAACCTCTGCCCAATCGTCGTCGTTCATTGCGTATTTCATGGCGCAAAAATACACCCAATGCTGTCGAAGTGCAACCGAGCATCTTTATTCGTCCTCGCCTATCTGCACAACGTTGGTCAACCAACAGATCTTTCTGCAAATAGGACAGCCGACAAGCGGGTAGTAGTCGTGGGGCTCGCCTTTGTCGTTGAAAACTCGATCTGGGCTGATCTCATGCAACGAACCGCAGTGTTTGAAGTAATAGCGTTTCACACCCTATACAAGGTGCGCTCAGTTACTAAATGTCAGGAATTTTTCTCGAGAATCTCGGCGCATTCTGGGCAAGTGACCTCGAGACGGCTAGTTGTAATACCCGTCTCGGTCTCCACCAAGGCTCCACAACGGGCGACGCTGACAACGTGCAGAGTGCGCCCTTCTCCGATAATAGTTTCATTGCGAAATAGGTGAATCATGGTTCATGAGTGTACCACTTGCCCGAGCGGGGCTTCCGCAGGGTTTGGGGGTCTTTCGACCCCCTCGCCTAGTCGTCGAACTCTTCGAGGTCTGCCCACAGCCACCCGTCGTCGTCGCGCTCGTGAGGCTGCCACGAGTCGTTATCATCGACGCCACAGCACCCGCAACAGGGCGCGTCTTCGCAACGCTGCCCCTCTATCCACTCGCCACCCCACCAACCCATGTCGGGTCTCCTTTCGCCGCCCCTTGCGGCATCGCTTGTAGTACCTATACCACCCCGACTACGGTGCGTTACCCAAAACTCACCCCCTTTTCCCTGCCGACAAGCGAGCGAAGCGAGTGCGTCAGCCCAACCGAGCGACAGCGAGGGCGGGAGCCTGCCTATCGGGGCTTCCGGCTGACACCACTAGTCGTCGTACTCTTCGTCTAGGGCTAGTAGTTTGTCTTCTATTTCGTTTTCTTCTATGCCACAGTCACTGCACAGGTTGTATTCGTCGTTCGGGTTGTGTGCGTCAAATACCCACATTTCGGCGTAGGTCTTTGTTTTGTGGCAGTTCCCGCACACGCAGGGGCGGTGGGCTGTGTGTTTCTGAAAGTGCTTTTTACTACGCTCTATGGACTTTTCTATTTTCTCCATACGGGCGCATAAGTGGTTATGGATGACCCGTTCTAGGGCTTGTTTCGCTTGCTTTCGTTGCTGGAATGGCAGTGTGGCGACGCCTTCCATAATGACGGCAAACTCCTCTTTCGTAAACGGCGAAGTGTTATCCATCATTCCTCCCCACGCCACTTCATTGCAACGAAATCTTCTGTTTTTTGGCTCACCTTGTCACGGTAGAAAGGGTCTAGGGACGTTCCTCGCAACGAGTTAGCAACGTCAGGGCGAACCCTGTTCAGCACGTTGAAGTAGTGCTGTCCGTAGCGAATCTCTGAACCCTCTTCGTAGGTATTCCCCACGAGTATCACAAAGTCGGAGTATCTGAAATTTTCCATTTCTGCAACTTTCTAAAAGTGAAGGGGGAGAGGTTGCCCCCTCCCCCATTCTGTCACTTGTCGAGTCCCCACACCTCTCGGTGCGTCTTGGCTACCAGTTCTGCCTGTTCGTTTGATAGGCAGACCAGTTCGTGAATCTGGCTGTCTGACGAGTCACCTGTGGGACTTTGATACCAAAGGGAAACAATGTTCCCAATAACTTGCGTACCACAGAGGGCTCCTTTTGTATTTGTCGCTGTGTTGTTCATGTGCTGCCTATACGAGTCTGACTACGGTGCGTTACCTCGAAACTTCATCTTTTCGCATTTCGCGGGGCTTCAGCTGGTCATTCTCTTTCCCCGCGCAGCCCCGGCTTACGCGGGGAAAGAGAAGCGAGCCTCTCGCCCCACTCCCCAGCCGAGGGCGTCCCCTCCCTAGAGAGAGCCGTGTCGCGGGAAGAGGGCGGGTGGCGGGGAAGAGGACGGTTCGCGTGGCTAGCACACGGAGAGCCTTATCTGCCGACAGAGCCTTATCTGCGGATTGACGGAGTGCATCTAGGTTGCTGGAGAGAGAGGCGAGAAGCCCGTCTCTAGAAGAGCGCGGGAGGCGGGTGCCATTGCTCCCATTGTGCTCGGTGGCACCTCCCGCGTTCCTCATGTGTCGTCTATACCGGCCCAAATAAGGTGCGTTACCGTTCCACGTGGAACACGGTAACACACCTTAGTCGGCGTGGTATAGATACAACATGAACAGCGACGATTACACCGAAGGCAGCCAGTGGTCAGAAGACTCCCTCTTCGATTGGAACTGGCACAACACGTTCCTGAAGCGTCAGGGCATCCGTCCGCGCGACCAGTACGACAATGACCCCGACGATGGTTGGGGGTGGTGACAGGGCGAGTCTCTAGCCCGCCCCATACCGAAAGGATTGGGGTGGTGTTACTGGAGCCCCGGTGTGGCACACGACCACTAATAGTTTGGTTTTAGTACTAAACGAAAAATTATTATGTATGTATGGCTATTTTCTTTCTCTCAATCCTTTCTCTCCCACTCGTTCAATACAAAAAGAAATAAACAAACGGGGCTAACAACCCTTTGTTGACAAACAAAAACAAACAAATATATAATAATCACATGCTGAAAATACAATGTGGTGAGTGCGGGAGATTATTCGACGTTGATGGAGAGCACTCGCTAATTGATAAGGGCCTGTATCTCACCCCAAGGATGTGGGGCTACTACGGTGGATTCACTGACAATAACCCGTGGGAAGAAGTCAGGGATAGAGAGGAAATCAATCTCTGTCACGACTGCTGTCTAAGGCTAATGAGGGCATTTCCTTCAATTGCCAGGGCTATGGGCGAAGGCGGCCATCACCCATGTTCAACCGATGAGCCATGCTGCGAGTTTGCGTGGAGATGCGGAGAAAGACCAGACGGTGAGGACATCACTGTTGAAATAGCCGCGCTAGACAAAGAAACCAACAAGATTAAGTGGGTGCCCCTAAATGGCTGACGAAGCTCAACAAAACGAAGAGCGGGACAGAGACGCCCCTCGGCCCGCTAGGAAGAAGTCAAATGCGGCGGCCAAAATACGTCACAGAATTATACGGAGAGCCTGCTGCCGCTAGTTATCCAAGCGGAACAGAGGTAACAATGATGGGTGTTTGCGGCCCCACCCACGCCCCAACAACGTTGAAATCAATGTACTCAGTAGCATCTTCGTAGCTGAGGCCATCTCGCTCGATGAGTACGTCAACCATCTTGTCGTATGAGTAGACAGCAAGAAGCGGCTCATTCATTCTCTGGGAGAACCCAATTACTGCCTCATCGAATCCATCGCAAAGCAAGACTGATTCACCAATCAGATCCAGGTATTCGTCCAGCATTTCTCTATTCATCAGAATAACTCCAACTGCTCTAGATCTTGCTTTGTTGTGCAAACAGCGTGACGATACTGGTGACTTTCAGCGACAACCTCAACGACAGTTCTTGATGTCCCCTTGAGCCAGACGATTGCTTGCCTGATCACACCTTGTGATTTCGGGTCAACGCTGTATCCACAGATGACACATGTGTATGTAGGTGAAAGACCCATTACCTAGAGCCTAATCATTAGTCGGTGGTTTTGCAATCCCGTAATTGGTAATGCTCTTGTTGTTATAGAGATCAGCAATGCTTGGTCCGAGAACAGATTTGACTGGACCCCCATCGCTGAGACCGACCGTTTCTGGTTTGTAGTTGACTTGAATTCTAAGTCTTAATAATTGCTGATCTAAATCTTCTATTTTTTTATTTAGCTTCATAATTGTCTTATTAAGGGCGGCAATGTCTTCTTGCATTTTCTGTATGTCTTGTTCTTCCATGTAATAAATAGTAGACGATTAGAGTGTAGGCGTGCGTTTATTTCTTAAGGACGATCATCTCGTAGTGGAGTTCCCCTACGACGCTGAACAGGTAGCGGAGATCAAGGGAATTGACGGCGCAACGTGGGACAGGGTCGCCCAGGTCTGGAGGGCCCCAGTCTCTTCGCTAGAGGAAATGCGTAATTTTGCTGCAAAACACAGATTTGAAATAGACAATGAAGTCCTGACATTGACAATTCAAAAGAAGCGTCCATCGCGGTGTGTTTATCTTGATGAAGGCAAGTTGATACTGAGATTCCCCTACGAGAGAGTAATTATCAAGGCGGTCAAGCAGGTACCGGGAATTACTTGGGATCCAGATAAAAAGGCGTGGCAAGCACCTATGAACTCCGCTGGTGAAGTAATCAGTTGGGCAAAGTCATTCGATGTGCCAGTCGATAGTGAAATCTACTCACATGCTGAAAACATCAATGACATACTTCAAAAACTGAAAGATGCATCGAGATCTACGGATGCAAATGTAGAGATACCAACCCTCCAGGGTGAACTGCTTCCTTATCAGCGTGCTGGGGTGATGTATGCATCCAATGCGAAGAGATCATTTATTGCCGATGAGATGGGTCTTGGAAAAACAATACAGGCGATAGCAACTGTCGAATACGTATGGGACAGTTACCCAGCTGTCGTTGTATGCCCACCAAGCCTCGTCCTCAACTGGGCGAAGGAGTACTCGAGATGGTTGCCAAGCAGAACTGTCAGCACAGTCACAAATAGAAAGTCGTTTCCAGATAAAGGCACATACGACGTTCTGGTGATTGGTTATAGCAACATACAGCATTGGGAGAAGATGCTCGGCGGCCATCGCGCCTACATCTTCGATGAGAGCCACTACTGTAAGACTCCAACTGCTGCTAGGACAAAAGCAGCAATAAAGATGGCAAAGACCGCGCATAAAGATGGGATTGTCCTATGCCTAACTGGCACGCCAGTAACTAATAGACCTGCCGAATACGCATCGCAATTGGACATACTCGGCAGACTCAAAGACTTCGGCGGCCTATGGGGCTTCTATAGGCGATACTGCAATGCGTACCAAGACAACTTCGGTCAGTGGAACATCAGCGGACACTCGCACCTGGATGAACTCAACGACAGGCTCCGTGGAACTTGTTACATCAGACGAACAAAAGACCAAGTTCTCTCTGAGTTGCCGCCAGTAATACATTCTCCCGTCATTGTTGAGGGAACTTCGTCTGGCATGGATGAATACAAAAAGGCTGAGAGGGACATCATTAAGTACCTCCAGGAAAGGGCTCGAGAGATAGCACTAGAGCTCGGGCAGTCACCAAAGGCTGCTGCCGTCATAGCCAAAATCAAGGCAGAGAGTAACGAGCATCTCGTCAGGCTCTCCGTACTGAGGCGCCTCTCTGCAAAAGCAAAGATGCCAGTCATCGAGGAATGGGTGAAGTCAAGAGTCGATGACGGCAAGAAGGTTGTCATAGCGGCCCACCATAGGGAGATAGTTGATGACCTCGCTAGAAAGTTCGGCGGCCTAAAGATTCAGGGCGGAATGTCGGTAGAAGAGGTAGAGGAGCACAAGAAGAAGTTCCAATCACTACCCGTATCCGAGGCCCCAGTAATTGTTTTGTCAATACAAGCAGCCAAAACAGGCCATACATTGACGGCGGCTCAGGATGTCCTGTTTGTAGAACTCCCTTGGACACCAGCGGATGTCGACCAGACCTACAGTCGGTGCCACAGAATAGGACAACAGGGAAGCGTTACGGCAACGTATGTGCTTGCTTCTGGAACTATTGACGAAGAGATCTACTCTCTGATAGAACGTAAACGCGGGGTTGTCACTGCAGCAGTTGAGGGAGGGGCCTTTGCTGACAGTGACACCTCGCAGTTAGTACTTGCGCTACTGGATAGGTAGTTACTCTTCTTCGCCTTCTTCGCCCTCTGCGTCTTTAGCTGCTGTAGATACGACGATCTCATCGACTATTGCTTTGGCGTAGCGGCGGCGAAGTTTCCAGATCTTTCCGTTCAGTTCGTCCATTGATGTAGACGCTCTGGCTTTCGCTAGCGCATGCTTGTCGTACACGCCGTGTTTTTTGAAAAGGATGTCGTCAAGGTCAGAGGATTCGAGGATGATGTCCGAGATCCATCCCGCCTTTTTGTCCATTGCCATCATCATTTCACAGAAACCCTCAACGCCAAACTCTTCGTAGAGTTTCTCAACGAGCATTGCACAGTAATGCGCTCTGTATCTGTTTTCTGCATCTGCAGAGGCGGCCATGAATTCACTCAGCCATACAGCAAGTTCTTCGCGTGGTGGGAGTTCGTTCTCACCTGAATCGTCAAAGAATTCATGTTCACCCATGTGAACATCATACATTTGCTGTAAGTCAGGAGAGAGAAAGTAGGTAATCTTGTGCTTTCATTTTTCTCTGAGTGACAAGTGAGTGTGTTGTCATCGAAGCAATTGCTCGCTCATCAGAGGCAGCCTCACGATAATGATCGAGGTACTCAACTACGGCGTTGTAGGCAGACCATGCGTTATAGCCATAGCCACCGGCATTGCGCTCATTCTCATACAGGGCACGAATGCTCGTGAGAATGTTTTCTCTATTCTTTGTTTGGCGCGCTGTCTCGTTCGGCTTTTCAGGAAACATCGTATCGAGATACTTGCTGAATGCTGGACTAGATGCGTGCATCGGGGTAGCGAGCATCTTGTTTGCAGCAACGCTGAACGACTTCGCCCACTCCGTTGAGATTCTGAGTACTTGCTGAGCCTCTTCCATCGCTGCTTGAGCGTTTCTTGTATGGCGAGCAGTAAATACCCGCTGGGCACTTCTCATTCCAGCAATAACTGTGTTCTTGCACACTGCGCGAATTGATGTGTTCGCGAAGGTGATGGCTGTGCGCCCATCGTGGCCGTTACGCACCAAAAGGTAGCGCTCAATCTTGTCATTCACTCCCATTGGGTCGATGACTAGACCGCCAAGATCGATGCTGGCGAAGAATTCCCTACCGCCGTGAAGAACTCCGCAGGTGTCAACTACAGCATCTCCATCTGATGCGCCGACAATTGCCAGAGCCTTCCCCAGGCACTCATAGTTCTGCTCAACGACGTAGCGGGTGCCGACAGTGGCAAGACCATCAAAGGAACCATCATCATTAACTCGAACAGTTGCTCTACTATCGTCAATAATCACTGGCTTGCCGTCTGGGTTTCTGATGAATTCACCATTGTCGTCAACTACGGCTACCCGTGTGATCACAACATCAAAGTCAGCATTTGCCGCTTTGAGCATTGCCTCAGCAGTTTGGAGCCCCTTCATGGGGACGCCCAGTCTGTGCCAAGGTACCTCACGGTCAGCGTAGGCCATACGGGCTTGTCCTGACTTGAGTATCTCAATACGGTGTGCCATCTCGTCCTTACCTTTTAGATAGATTTATCTGAAACGATAGCGAATGAAGTGCCCCAATAGTGGAACTCCAGAAATTATTTTACTGGCCTCCGTAGATTGACCAGTTGCGCAACTTGCCCGAAGTGTTGTCCATAATCCACTTCGCCATCTTCAGGTTGCAGTCCACCTTCAGCAAAGCCTCTAGGTCTTGGCGCATTGAACCCGTATCAACGTTGCATACCTCGCGAACGGTGCGGATCCACGATGAGTTGATCTGAACCAACCCACTGTCCCACGTTCCATTCTTATTGAGTGCATACGTCATCACTCCCTGGCTATTCCAACGAGCATTGACGGCTTTCGGATTACATTTGCTTTCGCGCCAAGCAATGTACGAGAACACCTCCACGGGGAGTCCGTATTCCCTGAACTTTGCTTCCCATTTTGGGCAACGCATCGACTGGTCATCAGGGAACCTGGGCCCACTCGATGCTGGGTACGTCACGGCTGGGACATGGGCGGTCGTCAGACCACGTGCCTCTAATGCCTGAATGTGAGCTTTCCTAGTCTGTGAACCGTAGTACCCGTCTACATCGACATTGCTGAGCAATCTCTGCAGAACTCGGACACGTTCGCTGCGTTCACGGAATTGGTAAGTCTGCTGAAT